GAACGGAAATGATAGATATGCTTGGATTAAGGTTGGAAGACCCTTCCGAGTCTAACTTCACCAGTGCAACAAAAATTAAGGCAATTAATATTGCCCAACGAACCGTTGTTAATTTAATTGACAACGCATACTTAACAGAATTGCAAGAGATTGATACTGCTACATTCGCTAATACTGTATACCATGATACTACTGGTAACGGACTAGACGCTGATGGAAAAGCAACTTTTGGCAATCTATCAATAGACCCAATTAGAGGTGGTGTAATTGCTATCAATGTATATGATATAAATGATAGCAATCAAAGCGTTGATTTAGGTTTTGCTAATATGATAGAACCTCAAGACGCTAAAAGATTAGAAAATTCTTACCTAGCTGGTTCAGATTCAAATCCTGTAGCATACGTATTTCAAGACGCTGTATACATCGAGCCTACTGGCATTGAGGGAGCTATTGATGTTTGGTATATTAAAAATCCAACAGACGTAGCTGACAATTCAACTGAATGTGAACTGAATATAGCTCTACATGAATCAATACTTGACTTTGCCGAATCACAGCTTTGGAAAATGGACAACAAGCCTGATAGAGCTGGAGTAGCTTACACAAATGCAGTAAATCAAATAAAAGCACTGAATGACAGATATCAAGTCGAAAAACCAAAAGGAATTGGTACGCAGGGTAGAGCATAATGCTTTGGTCGCAGATTGTAGACCGAGCCAGCGTTCCATTTGAGCCTAGCGACGAAATAAAAGTTAAGGCTAAAAAATATGGTGAGGAGGCTCAACAAGATTTTGCTTATCATACAAAATCGTATGAGCGTACTCGTGGTGTTTATATAGACAAAGATGAGAGAAAAATTGATTTACCTGAAGATTTTATTGAACTGGCTAGTCATGTTGAGTTTCGCAATCGTGTTATTGGGATTTATCCTGAACACGAAATGTTTCCCCGACGAAATTCAGATGGCTCATACAGAACAGGAACTCCTCAGTGGTATGAAATAAAAGGAAATAGCCTTATGCTATATCCTTCTCCTTCTAGTGTAGGAAGACTATTGTTTGACTACGTCGCAACTGTCAACAATCTTGATGATAGTGCTACAGCTTACAAGCGACTTAACTATACTAATTTACTTTCAGGATTTTGGGTTGTAGGAAAAGAAATTCAAGGTAGAACCTCAAACGCAACCGCTACAATTGAAGAAGATATAAACGACAACAAAACTGGTACGCTTGTTATTTCTAATATCACTGGTACATTTCAAGCAAGTGAACAGCTTGTTCAACTTGACGAGGAGCAGGCGATGAATTTGCAAGAACAGTCTTCTTGGGAAAATCTCCTTGCCAATTGGGATACAATAGGTTTAGGAGCAAGGGCTACATCTTCAGGTCTTACCTATAGTTATGCAAAAGCTGGGGACAAGCCAGCAATTTTAGAATCCTACCATCCAATGTTAATTGATTATATAAAAGCGATGCTTTATGAAGATGAAGGTAGATATGATATCTCAGATAGACATATGGGAAGGTACACAAGAAACAGGGATTTGGTTAAAGGACAATTCCAAAGCCGACAGCAGTATGGAGCTGGTCAGGTAAAAGATGTCTTATGATAATAGAAATACCAATATTTGACGGTGGACTACTTACTAATGTCGACCCTGAGGATATTCCGCCTAATGCGTGCTCGGATACAGAGAATTTTGATGTCGATGTCCAAGGGAAGATTCTCAAAAGAAAAGGACTGGAATCAAAAGGAACATTAAATGGCACACATCTAACTCAATTATTTTATTGGGTAGATAGTAATCTCACTGGTGGTGCTAATTGGATTGGCTATGAAGAACAAAGTAATCAAATAGTTAAATTCAATAAAGATTTTACAAATAAAGTTGTTTTAAAAACATTTTCCTCAAACCCTCCTGATGATATAAAAATAATCCCTATGGCAAACAGTTTGCGATTTGCAAACGGACATTTACAAGACGTAGGGTTTTTACAATTTATAAATAGAGAATTTTTCTTCGGTGCATACACACATAATGCACTCAAATACGACTCAGCAAGTCCGACTTATCCAACCACTTGGACTCTAACTAATGAAGGGACAATAACTGGCTCGTTAGCAACAGGAACATATTACTATAAAATTACCCCAGTGTTTGATGGTGTTCAAGAGGCTCAATTACAAGACCAATTTTTTAAACAGGCTGTCGCAGGTAATGATGACGGCATCCATTTTTCTCTTACAGTAGATACTGATGATTATAATCCTCGCATAACTGGAGCAAATGTATATCGACACTTTAGTGCTGACGATACAATAGAACCAACATATAGGCTTGTAAAAGCTATTAACCTAGCAACAAAATCAGGCAATACAGATAAAGAATCAGGTCATAGTAATGCACGCATTGGAACAATAGCTTATGCCCATACTGGCGGTATACAGAGTGCGGTTACTACTGTATATAATGGTGTAACTGGTGGAGATAAAGACCAAGGGGTTGTTCATTGTTCGATAGGTGGAGTTTCTAAAGATTTAAAAGGGCACGGGGTAAGTGGTAGTGACTCTGACCATTTTACAGATAATGTTATATATTTAGATAGTGCCGTTTCTTCTAATCAATGGGATGGACAAATTACGATTGCTGGAACATACCTAGACGGAAATGGACAACAGCAAAGTGCATCAAGTGTTGCGGTAAGCGGTGTGAGCTTTGGAAAGAATATGATTTACGACACTAGAACGTCAGGATATTGGGATTTTAGTATTGGTGAAAAAAACGGATGGATACAGACAATAGGTTCGCAAAACTTGACGATAACCGATAGTTTGGGTAGGAGCGTTGAACTAAATGCTGATAGCACAAGCACAGGAAATACGGTAACGATTGGTAATATTACAAATGGATATTATTATGAATCTCTTGCAAATAATCAATATAAAATACATATTACAGATATTGGATTGGTAAACGACAGAACTCACCGACTAACGACAACAAAAAATAAGGTTAATTTCAGTCATGGTGCTTTTGTTAATGGTCGTTTCTTCGCAGGGGACGTTACTTTAGACCCTGACAGTGAGGCAGAAAAACATGAAGATTTTATAATTTTTAGCTTAATTAACCAACCCGATATATTGCCTGTATCAAACTTTATACAAATAAAAGATTCTCAGGGTGGTAAAATAATGGCTATGCGTAGTCTAAATGATAATTTAGTTATTTTTATGGAAAGAGGAGTCTATCAGTTATTTGCACCTTCCGCAAATCCAACAAGTTTCAGCCTAAGGGAAAGTGACGTTAATATTGGGTGCGTAGCTAGTAATAGCATTGTAGAGGCTGGGCAATATTTGTTTTTTGCAGGTACGGACAATATCTATATGACTGGAGCAGGGATGAGTAGTAAACCAGTCTCTACAGCCGTTAAAGATGTGTATACCGCATCTTCCAATCTTGATAAAACAATTGGTGTGTATGACCCCTTAAAAAACAGGGTGTTATTTAGGTTTGGAAGTAGTGGAGCTAACATCTATGCATTAGATTATTTGAAAATCATTGAAGGTCAAGAGTCATGGAACAAGTTAACATTTGTCGCTGGCAAATCGGTTGATTTAATGTCTGTTGATGCTGACTTAAAAGTTTATACTACACATAATGAAAGTGGTTAGATATGAAAGATAATATTGGAGTAACTGGCGAATGGAGAGCTCGCATAGATAGGGCAGATGGCAGGGTAGAAGAATTTGGCGAAAAGAACACTATAGAAACCGCATTTAAGCAAAAGATAGTTGACGCTATGGTTGGTGCGGATACAGGTTGGGCTATGGGTGGAAGTTTGCATACTAACGATGGTAGCGGACAGGGCTCTAATACAAACTCGCTAACTGTTCCATCAACTGGAAAAGGTGGAATTGTTTTAAATACTGGTGGCTCATATTATGTTGGCTCTCAAACAACTATAGGGTCATCAACATCAATTACAAATGGGTTTAAGGTTACATTCACTGGTGTGGTTAGAGCAACTCAATCATACACTATAACTGCAATTTATTTAAAACATTCAAAGGCAAGTGGTAGTAATAATAATTATGATTTAGACATTGCTAGTGGCTCTAATTGGTCGAGCACTACAATAGGCAATGGAGACCAATTAACAATTAGCTGGATTATCCAAGCCGTAAAAGGCTCAACAAGTATATCATAGGTGTAATATGACAGGAACATTTGATTTAAAACTAATAAGACCTAACGAAGGTATTATAAAAAATGTAGTTAAAAGAAATGCTATAGACACTTCAAATAACGGTCTTTTGTCAAAAATAATAGGAAACTTATCAGCCTCATCAGGAAATGCTGGGATTTACTTAAACCCAAATTTTGGTCACAACTGCTTTACTAGCGAAGAGGGAAATTCAGGTGTCGTTGGTAAGGATGGAATTATAGCTACAAGCCCTGTACAGCTTGGAACATATACAGGGCAAGGTGGTGACTCAGAACAAGATTTTACTTTATGTTTTAATGTGGGGCAAGTTGAAGATGAGGCAACAGCTACTAAAGCCCGTTGGAAAGCTCAGGTGCAGTGGATAAACTCAGAATTTGAATCAACAATTACATCGCTAGAGGGGACAAGCAATTATATAACTGACTTTGAGTTAGGAAGTAGCTTAAATGCGTACCTTGATGGATTCGACGTTTCTTTTGCAAGCGTTACGCTTAGTGGTAGTGACAGGGTTCAGCCAGCACTTAATGATATTATTGACATTACTTGGACAATTGAAGTGAGCTAATGAATGGCATCAATTTCATTTACGTCACCAACCAGCAGTACGACTTGGGATAAATTAGATACTGTAACTATAAGCTGGGACAAGACACCACTTTCAGGTACGTGGGGCGACCAAGTTCTCTATTTATACAAAGGAACAACTTTTATTCAGACGATTGTTTCTAATCTTTCAGGCACTGCTAGCTCTTATAGCTGGACTATCCCTGAAGGGTTGGACTCAGCATCTAACTACACTATACAGATACATACGACACATGACGATGGCAATGGTGGCGGTGTCTAATGTCCGTTTCAAACGTATCTGCCACCAGTCAGCAGTTTACAATACAAGACCCACAGTCTGTAGTTCTTACATCTCCAAACTCAGGAACATATACCTACTTACAAGATATTAGTATTCAGTGGACTAAAAATAACTTCACTGATAATATAGATTTATACTGGACGACTTCTACAACTTTTTCAACATCCAATGTTATAACAACTAATTTTAATTCTCACCCCTATACTTGGGATGTTCCGTCTTCGTTAGCTGGAACAAGCATTTATATATGGGTAAGAAAGACTGGTGACTCAACTGTTAAAGATAGAAGTAACAGTTCAATATCTATCACTGGTGTAACGATATCTAGAACAATTGCAGAGCCTATAACAACGTCTGACTCATGGTCAAAAACGACAGGTCTTTGGAAGATATTAAGAGCGATTTCTGAGGGCATAACCACCTCAGATAGCTGGTCTAAAACAACTAGGGTTTGGAAATTTTTACGTACTATTGCAGAAGGTATTACATCCTCAGATAGTTGGTCTAAAGCAAGTCGCAAGTGGATACATATAAGAACAATAGCAGAACCAATGCCAGTGTCTGATACGGACTCGGCAACAAGCCGATTATGGATAAAAATTAGAACAATAGCCGAACCATTGTCAGCCTCAGATACTGATTCAGCTACATCTAGGCTGTGGAAGAAACTTCGCACCATTACAGAGTCAATGACTGTATCTGAAACTGATTCAAGCGTATCTCGACTGTGGAAAAAGATTAGGACAATAGCAGATACTTTAAACCCAGTAGACACAGCATCCGAGGGACACTTAAGATTGATAGATGAGGTATTGGCTATTACGGACACTTGGGAAAAATCTATACAAAAAGCTGGAACAGCTTATGTATTAGATTCATCTAATGGCGATGAATCTTTTTCAGCTCTATATAGGACTGGATGGATTATGCCCAACAATATCGGAAAAAATTCAATAATAAGGCGAATAAACTTAGATTATTTAAGTGAAAGTGCGATTACACTTAAAATTTTTAAGGATGACGATATAATCACCCCATTTGTCACAAAAACCTTT